CAGATCGACATGCTGCGGCAAGCGTGGAAGGACCAGAGCGCGGGATTGAACGCGGGTGGTGTGCCGATCCTTTCGAACGGCATGAAGTGGCAAGCCATGTCGATCAGCTCCCAGGATTCCGAAATCGCTGCCGCCTTCAACATGACGATTGAAGATGTCGCGCGCGCGTTTCGTGTTCCGCTGCCGCTGGTCGGCTCGCCGGTCGGCGCGACCTATAACAACGTCGAGCAGTTGATCAGCCTGTGGATGTCCACCGGCCTGGGCTTCGTTCTCGAACACATCGAAAACACTTTCGACATGGCCCTGGAAATCCCCAAGGGCCAGTTCATCGAGTTCGACACCGACACGCTTCAGCGCACCGACTTCAAGGGGCGAGTCGATGCGCTCACCAAAGGGATCAGCGGCGGGCTGTACTCGCCGAACGAAGCGCGCGCGCGTGAAGGTCTGCCCGAAGTGGACTTCGGCCAAGAACCGCGCCTTCAGGCGCAAGTGGTTCCGCTGTCGCGGATCGACGCGCAGCCGGCGACATCGGCCACACCGGCACCGCCGGCGGAAGAAGAACCGGAAGAACAGCCGGAACCGCCGACGAAGGCGCTGCTGCTCACAAACCTTCGGAGGATCGCCGGCAATGGATAGCGCGAACACGCTGCTCGAAGCGGTCGGCGAATACATGCGCGAGCGCTTCGGGAAGATCGAAGCGGACATCGAACGGCGCATGGGCGCTGCGCGTGTTACTCGCGTCGAGGAAGCAGGGCCAGGGCGCGCGCTGCTGGTCTTCGGCGACGGCTCGACCCAGGTACTCACGCTGCAACCTGGCGCGCGGGGCGAGCCTGGGCCGAAGGGCGACCAGGGCGAACGCGGCGTGGCTGGCGATCCTGGGCCGCGCGGCGAGCGTGGCGAGCGTGGCGAACAGGGCCTAGTCGGAAACGGCATCGAAGCGGTGAGCCAGGAAGGCGCAGCCGTGACGTTCGAATTCAGCAACGGCGAAAGCGCGACCGTCGAGCTACCCGCCGGCCCGCAGGGCGAGAAGGGCGACGCCGGTATTGCGGGCCAGGATCGCTTCATCGTGGCACCGCGTCGCATCCGTGACGGCGATGCCATCGCGAAGAACGATCTGATCGCCTGGGGCGGCGGGATCATGCAGGCGATCCGCGCGACGGCGCGCGATCCCGTGAACGATCCGGCTTCCTTCGTGTGCCTGGTGGCCGGCGTCGAAAGCGTCGCCATCGTCGAAAACGTCGAAGCGCGCACGTTCGACCTGTGCGCGCGCATGACGGACGGCACCGAACAGGCCGCGCACATTCCCGCCGGCCCGCGTTTCATGCCGGAAGGGCCGCGCCCAGGCGAACGCATCGTGAAGGGCGATCAATTCCTGCGCGGCGATTGGCTGTACACCGCGACCGAAGACGGCGCGAATCCATCCGTCACCGTGTCGCCGGCGGCGAACTTCCCGCCAGCGCTCACGAACTCGGGATGGAAGCGCCAGTTCATGCGCGGCAAGCGCGGCGAACAGGGCGAACTCGGCGCGAAGGGTGAACGCGGCGAACCCGGCGTGGGCATCGCGGACATCACCCTAGACGGCGATGTTCTGGTGGTGAAGCTCACCAGCGGCGAAGAAAAGCTGATTGCGATGGGGGCGCTCGCATGATTCCCGATGCGACCTTCACGCTCGACAAAGCGAAGGCTCATCTTCGCATCACGCATGCCGACGAAGATGCGCTGATCACGACGATGCTCGACGGCGCGGTTGCGCTGTGCGAGCGCTTCACGCGACGCGCCTGGACGCTGCGCGAATGGACGCAGGAAATCGCGGCGTGTGCGGCGGTCGATGACGCGGTGTTCCATGCGGAACTCTCGCCGCTGAAGGCCGGGACGCTGACAGTGTTCGCCATCGACGGCGCGGGCAATGAAGTCGAACTTCCCGCGACCGACTACTTCGTGACGGCATCGTTCGGCCATTCCGTCGTCGTGATGCGCCAGTGGTCGGCACCGCTCGCGCCTGAAGGGATCGCGGGCCGCATCGAGTACACCGCCGAACCGTTCGGTGTGCCGGCGGATGTGTATGCCGCCGTGATGCTGTACCTGGGCGACCTTTACGAAAATCGCGAATCGCAGATGGTCGGAACCATCGCGGTCGAAAACCGTGTGGCCGACATGCTGCTGCGGCCCTACGTTCTTGATCTGCACATCTAGCCATGTCGCGCCGAAATTCTTCGGGGGCGCTGCGGGTGCCGGTCTTCCTGGGCCGGCCCGTCGTCGTGAAGGACGGCGCGGGCGGCGAAGCGATCACCTGGCAAGAGTTCGCCACCTGGGCGCGCATCGACGCCGCCGGCGGGCGCGAGTGGGCGACAGCCGCCATCGTGAAGGACACGGTTGATTGTCGCATCACCGTGCGCGTGATCCCTGGCTGGATTCCTGAAGCGCGCTGGCGCGTTCGCGAAAAGGAAAGCGGTCGGCTGTATGACCTGGTGACAGTGATGCTCGCCCCGCAGTTCGGCAATGCGGAATGCCTCGCGCGCACCGCACAGGGCAACACCGATGCGCGCTAAAGCCAAGTTCGCGGGCATGCCCGAAATGCTGAAGAAGATGGCCGACCTTCGCGAGTTCTCGACGCTCGAAAAGATCAGCTACAAGGGCACCTTCGGCAGCGGCAAGGAACTGCGCGCTGAAATTCAGCAAGCCATCGCCGACGATCCGCACATCGTCGAGGAAACGGGCGCGCTGTTTCGCGGCCCTGCGATGAAGAAGATCGCCGAAGGAACACAGCGCGGTTACACCGTCGGCTTCCGACACGGCGCGGTCAGGAAGAAACACGGCAAAGACGATCCGTTTTACTGGTGGTTCGTCGAGTTCGGCACCAGCCGCAGCGCACCGCGCGGGTTCTTCCGCCGCGCCATCGCGTCGTTCCAAGGGCGCGCGCTGCCGATGATTCAGAACGCCGCGCTGAAAGCGGTGTTCGATGCCGCTGCGCGCGTCGTTCGCCAGCACGGCAACGGGAAGCGCTGACCATGCGCCACCTGGAAGAACTCATCTTCAACGCGCTTGGCCCGCTGGTGGGCGGTGGTGTTCATCCGGTCGTGATCCCGCAGCAGGCGACCTATCCCTGCATCCGGTACGCAACGATCACCGCCGCGCCTGAATCGTCGCTGTGCGGTTCGTCGGGCCTGGTGCGCTCATCCGTTCAGCTTGATCTGTACGCGCAGCAATACGCCGATGTTCGTGCGCTGCGCGAATCCGTTGTGGCCGTGATGCAGGGCTTCGCTCTCGAAAACATCCTGGTCAGTGAAACAGAAGCGTTCGAATCAGACCCGAAGTTATTCCGCCGCGTTCTGAATTATTCGATGGCAGAGCAGGAAGGAAGTTAAGGCGCAGTTCGATCAATCGCAGTTTCTTCGCGGAAGGAATCGCAATGTTCAAATCCAAAGCCATCAACGCGCAAGGATCGGTTCTCGCCATCGACGACGGCACCGGCGTCGCGATTGTGGACATCACCGCGATCACGAAGGCCAATCCCGCCAGCGTGTCGAGCGTCGCCGCCGGCGTGGCCGAAGGCGACCTGGTGCGCTTCGGCGCAGTCACCGACATGCCCGAAATCGCCGGCATGGTGGGTGTTGTGGTCGCGACGGGCGCGGGCACCTTCGATGTGAACATCGACGCTTCGGGCTTCGCGCTCGCGGGCGGTGCCGGCGTGGCGGAACACCTGAACTTCATCGCCGGCTGTGAAGCGAAGACCTTCAGCGGCTTCGACGGGCAAGCCGCTGAAGTGGACATCACGACGCTTTGCAGCACCGCGCGGGAATACCTGATGGGGCTTCAGGACTTCGGCGCGTTCCAGTTCGATGTGAACCTGGTGCCGAACGATCCGTTTCAGATCGAGTGCAACGAAGCGAAGGCGGCTCGCGAGCGTCGCACGTTCACGCTCACGTTCCCGCCTGGTGAAGACGGCAAGGTTTTCGAATACGTCTTCGACGCTTTCGTTCGCCAGTTCAGCATCGCCGGCGGCGTCGATCAGGCGATCACCGGAAGCGTGAACCTTCGCGTCACGGGTGAACCCGCCCTGATTGAAGTCACCTGGTAGCAACCCGGCGCGCGGGCGACCGGGCGGCAGCGCATCACGCCGCCCGGTCGCGCGCCGGCGCATCACAAGCGCAGTTCCTAAAACGCATCCAACCGAATAGGGCATCACATGAATATCCGCGATCAACTGAAGCAAGCCAGCAACAAGCCAGTTCAGGTTCACATTGAAGGACTCGGCGACACCTACATTCGCCGGCTCACGCTTGCGGAAGCCGACGAACTGAAGGAACTCGCCCAGGCGAAGGACAAGCGCGCGACGAACCCGTATTACCTGGTGGCGCGCTTCCTGGGCGACGAAGCGAACCGCGTCGTGTTCGACATCAACAAGCCGGAAGACCTGGAAGTTCTGCGGTCGATGCCGTCACAGGTGGGCATTGATGTGATCGGTGCCGGCCATGCGGCGAACGGGCCTTCAGAAAAAAAGACCTAACGCCAGATCGGATATTCCGGCACCGGCTGGCGCTTGCACTCGGGCGAACGCTAGATGAACTCGGCCAGATGTCAGTCGAGGAATTCCGTTCATGGGTGGAGTTCTATGAAGAAGAACCCTTCGGTGATGTGCGCGCTGATCTTCGCGCGGGCGTCGTCGCGGCAACTGTCGCGCGAATGCTCGGCGGAAAGACCGCGCGCCCGAAGCCCATCGACTTCATGCCCATCGTTCGCCAGGGTGTTGAGCGTTCGCGCGCGCGCTCGGGTGATCGGTCGGCGGAAATGCGCGCAGCGCTGGCCCTGGCATTCAAGGGCCGGATTCGGCATGTCGTGATCAAGCGTAAAGGGGAACGACATCATGGCGCGTAGTGGAACCCTTGGGCGGCTGTCGGTCGATCTGCTGCTGGAAACAGCAGAGTGGATCACGGGCTTAAGCAAGGCTGAACACGAAACGCAGAAGTTCGCCGATTCGGTCAGCAGTAAGTTCAAGTCGATGGGCGACACCATCGGCGGGCAGATGAAAGCGCTCGCCGCTGGCCTGATCGCGGGCTTCACCGTCGGCGGGATCGTGTCCTTCGTGAATAAGGTTCAGGAAGCAGCGGATCGCCTGGACGAACTCGCGCAGAAAACCGGCACATCAATCGAGTTCATGTCGCAGCTTGGCGAAACCGCCGCGCTCGCGGGATCGGATGTCGAAGCCGTCGCCGCTGCCGTCACGAAGTTCAACAAGTCGATGGTCGAAGGGCTGAACGCGAGCAGCCAGCAGGGGAAGGTTTTCGATGCGCTGCGAATCGGGCTGACCGAAAACGGGCAGCTACGCGACACCGAAAAGGTGATGAAGGAAGTGATGGTGAGTCTCGGCGGCATGAAGGACGGTGCCGTGAAGACCGCCGCCGCCATCGCGATATTCGGGAAGCAGGGGGCCGACCTGATCCCCGTGATGAACCAGATGTTCAACGCGACGGAAGAATGGACCGCCGCGAACGAACGGCTCGGAAAGCAGATGGCGACGCTCGCGCCACAGGCGGGCGCGCTCGAAGAAGCGGTGGGCGTGAACAAAGTGCAGATGAAGGAATGGGGCGCGATCCTGGGCGGGCAGTTCATTCCCTACATCACGAAGATCATCGAGCAGTTCGGTCGCCTCACCAGCGCGGGCGGAAGTCTCGGGCCAGTCGTCGAATTCCTGGTGAACGCTTTCAAGGGGCTGGTGATCGTGGTCGATGCGCTGGTGACGGGCCTGATGCTGGTGGTTCAGGCGGCGGTCGGCGCGTGGAACGTATTCCAGAAGTTCAGGGCTGGCGACTTCGGCGGGGCGGCGGCGGAAGCGAAGGAAACCTGGAACGGCCTATCGGGCACGGTGGACAGCTTCACCGAACGGGTGAAGGCGCTCGCGAACCCGATGGGTGTCACGACGCGCGCCATGAAGGAACAGACGGACGCCGGCGACGCGCTGGCGCGCGCGCTCGCGAAGGTCGGCGACGCGGCTGACAAGAACCTGGCGCGGCTTCAGAAGTTCATCGCCGGCTATCGCGACATGCCGGTCAAGGAAATCGACAACAGCATCAAAATCGACGATTCGCTGGAACGGGAAATCAAGGAATTCAACCGCGAGCGCATTCGCGAAGCGAAGGAAGCGGAGAAGGAATATCTCGACTGGCTGCGCGACAACTATGGGCAACTGTATAAGGACATCGAACAGTTAGGGATGGACGCCTTCGAAGGGCTATTCAACAGCACCGAAGAAGGATGGCGCGGCACCATGAAGAAGATGGCAGCGGACTTCAAAAGGCTGCTGATGAACTTCGTGATGCAGCAGATCGCGAAGCCGCTGATCTTGAACCTGGTCGCACAGGCGGGCGGCGGTTCGGGCCTGGGCCAATACGCTCAGTCGATGATGGGCGGCGGTGGCGGTGTCACCGGAACCGACTGGACGCAACTCGCGAAGGGCGCGCAGTCACTCTATTCCTACTTCGGCGGCGGCGGTGCCACGACGGGCGGCATCGACCTGGTGGGCAGCGGGCCAGGGTGGGCGCTGGAAACCGGCGGCGGTGGACTGTTCGCGCAGGGCAGCAGCCTCACCAGCGGCGCGGGATGGGGCGCGGGAT